CTACTGGTTTGCGTAGAATTTTTTGTGTGCTGGATCCAGTGTCAAACCCCACAATGGCCGTTCCTTTGATGGTGAACGTTCCGCTGTGACTGTCTCCTACCACGTGGATCAATTTGCGCTTCTTGGTATCATACAACCAGGCTTCACTGGCTCCTACCAATTTGACTGCAGGTTCACTGACCAATTTGAACTGTTCAAACGTTTTGAGATATTTGAACTTTGCTGTGAGCTTTTCTGGACTCACTGCTTTTTTAGCTCGAGGTTTACGTTCAACTTTCTTGATTTGAACATAATTGCCACAGTCGTTGACCACTTGCTCGGCAAATTTGACCATTTGCTTGAGCTGAGTTTTGGTATAGTTTTTGTACCCTTCTGCCAGCTGAGTATCTTTACCTACCACAGCTTCTTCGAACTCAGACAGTCGAGATTTCCAAATTTGAGCAATGACATGCACCAATTGCGGTGCTACATTTTTCCCGCGAATGATGGCAATAGGCTGAAATTGCTGAGACATTTTGGCCCCAGACTCAACAAAATTGTCAAACAGTCCTTCAATTTCGCCAGCACATTCTGAAACCTTTTCACGAAGCCTATCCTGGATGTTGGGTCCTTTGGGTGTTTCGACCACAGTCACTGGAACTGCTTCTTGTTGCGATCCTGTTAGAGCTTCCGTGATCAGTGAGTTTAGTTTTTCCTGCTCGGGTTGTGTCAAAATCAAACCCATGGTGGTCATGCGACACAGCCACCCAGTGGTCAGTCGAATCTGACTGTCCGGAACACTGCGAACACGTTTAGCATCTTTGCTTCGCTCATTGGCGTCCAGATACACTGCAATCATTTCCTTGGCTTCTTTTTTGCTGTAGAAATAATTGTACCAATTAAAGGCTCGCGCCATGGCGCTCATACGTGTTTCGTCGCTGGGCTGCACTCGCCATTGGGGTTCTTCGCCAACGTATTTTGTGTCGGGATTTCGAGGATTCAGTGCTTTAACATTGGCTTTGGCCACAGCAACCATGGTTCGCTCCTTAATGTACAAGTTTGCAATTATAACAGATCGGTATTTTCACGTCAACCTGCCCATAAATACTCGAATATAAAACCATTGGCCAAAATGGCCTTAGGAGTGTAACGTGCCACGGCTGTCACTGTATAGACCAAATAGAACCAACGATTATCAATTTTTTGATCGTACCATATCCGAAATGTACACTGTGGGCGGTGCAGATATTTACACCCACAAATATCTAGGTCCCAACATTGCCGGCAACGAGCAAGGCAACAATGATGCCACTTTGCCCAAATACGATCAAACCAATCCGCTGTTTATTGAAGATTTGCTGTTGCTCGAAAACCGCGACCGAGCCTACGACCCTGATGTTTATGTCATGCGCGGGGTTTACAACACACAAGACATTGATTTTGATCTAACACAGTTTGGTTTGTTTCTAAACAATGACACGTTGTTTATTACGTTTCATTACAATGACATGATTGATACGTTGGGCAGAAAACTCATGTCTGGCGATGTGCTTGAAGTACCTGCACTGCGCGATTACAATCCTTTGAATACCAATATACCTCGAGCTTTGCCAAAATTTTATGTGGTTCAAGACGCTGCCTATGCCAGCGAGGGATTCAGTCAAACCTGGCTACCACACCTGTGGCGTGTCAAAGCCACTCCTATGGTCAACGCACAGGAGTACAAACAAATCACTGATCAACCGTTTGAGCCAGAAAATATTTGGGACCCTGGTAATTTTTACCCAGCTGGCACAGTGGTCGACAATGGCGGCACATACTACACCGCCAAACAAAACGTTCCACCCGGTACAGATATAACTAATACTGACTACTGGCAAGAAAAAACCAATCCTACTAATATTACAGATCAAATGAGTACCCGACCCAGAGATCTGGAAATCAATGATGCAATATTAATTCAAGCCGAGGTCGAAGTACCAAAATCAGGATATGATGTAGTGAAATTTTATATTGTCCCAACCAATGCCGACGGTACTCCTGCTAATCCAGGAACATACACAGCCGACAATACATTGGTTGTGTCCAGCAGTTCAAATGCCAATCAGGATGTTACACCCACAGGCGACGGTTATACCAATGGATATCTCACCGGCGACGGTGTTCCGCCCAATGGGTTACCTGTAACTGCTGGTGTTAGGTTCCCGTCAAACGCTCAATTGGGTCAATACTACTTAAGATTGGATTATTTTCCCAATCGGTTGTTTAGATTCAACGGCAACTCATGGACCAAGATCGAAAGTGCAGTGAGAACTCAACTAACACCCGGGCCACAAAACGACACGTTGCGATCGAGTTTTGTAAACAACACTTACACTACTCCCACAACTGATCAAGGAAACATTCCCAGTAGACAAAGTCTCAGCGAAGCTCTGTTGCCTGATGCAGACAACGGTAATCAAGGTGGAAATTTTGCTCCTAATCCGTACCCAGGAACTCAACCTGGGCAGAAGTCCAGTTAAAAGAGATCGCAAAGGAATGCATCAATGAGTCAAATGTTCTTTTATGACGAACAAATACGCAGATATCTACTGCAATTTACTCGCATGATCAGTAATTTTCAAGTTGAGTATGGACGAGACCCTCAGTTGGCTGTGGATTTGCTGCGTGTTCCAGTGCGTTATGGTGATGCCACAAGACAAGCTCAAACAATACTGCAACAAAACTCTGCCAATTCGTTGCCGGCCACACCGCTGATGACTTTTTACATTGCCGGGCTTGATTATGATCGCAGTCGTATGCAAGAGCCGTATCATGTAAACAAAATGCAAGTTCGTCAAAGAACCTACGATTCTGTCACAGACAGTTACGAAACCACGCAAGGAAATGCATTTACCATTGAAAGATTGATGCCAGTCCCATACAAAATGACCATCAATTTGGATATATGGACATCCAACACCAATCAAAAAATGCAGCTATTTGAGCAGATTGCCACACTTTTTAATCCTTCGTTGGAAATACAAAGTACCGACAACTACATTGACTGGAGCAGTTTGAGCGTGGTTGATCTTGAAAGAGTTCAATGGTCCAGTAGAACTATTCCGCAAGGAACTGAAAATCCCATTGACATTATGACCATGACATTCAGTATTCCAATTTGGATCAGTTCGCCTGCCAAAGTTAGAAAATTGGGTGTTGTTGAAAGAATCGTTGCCAGCATTTACGATGCTCAAGGCGATGCTTCTAATGCCATATTAGACAACGATCTTTTGCTAGGAACCAGACTTAAAATCACGCCATGGAACTATCAAGTTCTACTGCTAGACAGTCAGTTACAGGTACTGGCTCCAAATCAAGTGATTTCACAGCCCAGCACAAGTTTTTCTCCGTTTAACTTCCCCGTTATCGAAACACCTCAAATCACTTGGCCCAGTGTTATCAATGCTTACGGCGTGCTAAGACCCGGAATAAGCTATGTCACACTGGATAATCCTGCCGACCCTGATTCTTCCATTGTGGGCACAATCACTGTGAGTCCATTGGATGATAGAATTTTATTGGTTGATTTTGATCCTGATACTACTCCACAAAACACACTTGACCCAGTGCTGGCAGTTATCGACCCACTGGTTGTGGCGCCCGCAGACGGACTAGACAGCAGCATTGAGGGGCAACGATATCTACTGACCAACGCCACTGGCAGTTTGGATTATCTTCCTAACAATCCCATTGCTTGGAAAGGCGCAGGCGGAATTCCGTTGATCGCCAATGCCAATGACATCATTGAATTTAGAAGTGGGTGGTGGCAAGTGGTATTTGACAGTGAAAATTCGCCTGACCCTGAATATGTTACCAACATTACCACCGGATTGCAATTCCGATGGACTGGATCTGCTTGGGTCAAAAGCATTGATGGCTTGTATCCAGGAGGCACATGGTCACTGGTGTTGTAAACGCAGTTGGTGTGTGGTTTTATTCAATCAGTACCGACTGTTATCTATATCTACTGCGCAACGATCCCAAGTATCCAGACACCTGGGGCCTGCCTGGCGGCAAAGTTGACGAGGGGGAAAATTTTCTCGATGCCTTGCAAAGAGAATGCATAGAAGAACTGGGCTACATGCCCGAGTACATCAAACTGGTTCCATTGGAAAAATTTACCAGTACCGACTCGGGTTTTGTTTACGGTACCTTTTGGTGCTGCACGGCCAATGAATTTATACCAATTCTAAACCACGAGCATGTGGGTTATGCATGGATCAAGTCCGGTCAGTGGCCTCGTCCCATGCATCCTGGACTTTGGAACACAGTAAACATTGACTGTGTCCAAGACAAACTTCGTCTCTTGCAATCTATCAAAGATTAAACACAATACTGGTTCTGGGCTCAGTGCTTTTGTTTGGCGGAACCTCGTGATACAGCCAGGCCGGCCACATCAACAACAAACCTGGATAGGGTGTGTATTCAGTTTTTTGCAAAGAATACCAATTGTTAGCATCTTTGATACTAAACATGTAATCAAAGAAATCCTTAAAAGGCTGATTGGGATAAAAAACAATATTACTACTGCCGGGTGGTATGTCAATGTAGTAAATCCCGCTTACCGAGCACTGAGTATGCAGGTGTTTAGGATGATTGCTGCCCTCAAGAAAACTATTGGCAAAAAAGTACGGACGCCAATTGACAGCATCGGCATTGTAGCCTTGCAATGATAAAAAATCTTTGGCCTGCTGTGTCACCCAGTTGGTAAAAGGATGAAACTCTGGATCGTTGACTAAATTTTTTAGGCCGTAAGTGGTACGACCATTGTGATAAAAACTTTGATTGGTAGTGCTGCTACTGTTGTTAAAAATATTTCCAATCAATCTTCTGGTCATATTCAGCCATTCAGGGTGGTGTGATCTTCCAATCACACTGGGAAACCAATGGTCTAGATTCATGGTCATGGAGAGAAAAACAGCTGAATGCTCAACCTAGGAAACTCAGCCAGATTGGTCACCATGGATGTGCTGTGCCACACTGGCGGTTTAAACCAAATCATTTTATTGTAATGCGGGAAAACCCAACCCAGTCCCAAATCCACATCGTCGTACAGGAACAATCCGCCCCAATTCCAATTCCAAGTTGGATTGATGTAAATTGTGCTGCTGAGCCTTGGCTCCTCTGCTGGCGAGTCATGATGCCAATTGATCTGGCTACCAGGTAACCAAATATGCAAGAAGCAAGTGAGGTTTTTGAAGTTTTGAAATGCTGGATCAACTGTTTGATATTTTTGAATGAAATAGTCTTTGTAATCTTCCAGAGGCATGATTAGCACTGGTGCGTAAGACCCAGACTCTAGCCCTGCTCCCCATCGACCCATGTTATTGACTTCAAAGCTGGCAGACCCACGGGCGCTTTCAAATCGTTGAGTAATGTCCTTTAAAACAGATTCATCTAAAAAGTTTGGCACATGATGTAGCATTTGATTTTAAAATTGTGTTGTTATAAAAAACAACTGGAACAATCTTCCTGTTTCGTTGTTGTGCCCAAAATAATCCAGGCTGGTATGGA